GCCGAGCCGCAGGCGGTGGCGCTGCTGCACCGGGGGCGACGCATCCTCGCCGAGCGTGGCCTTCGGGGGACGGCTCAGGTTTCCGGTATTGCGGCCGGTCTCGCCGGAATTGGTGTCGGTTTTGGACATCGTCGCTCTCCTTACTGGCGGGTCATCGACTCGCCGTTCGTGAATCCGCCGCCCTGACCGGACTCGGTGCGCGCCGCCTGGATGTCCATGGCGGTCTGGTTGTCGGCTGCGGTCGTGGCCTCGCGGCTTTGGGCCGCAATCTGTTGTCCCTCGCGCATCGCCGCAACCCGGCTGGCGGCAATCGCATTGGCCTGCTGCTCCAGTTGCAGCTTGCCGGCCTGAACCTGCGCGTCAGCCTGGTCGGCGGCGCCCTTGCGCTGCGTCTCCGCGCCCGCCGCCTGCACCGCAGCCAGTGCGGGGTCCATCGGCGGCGGTGGCGTCAGCGCCTTGACCGCAGCCATCGCCTGCTGGATCAGCGGCATGACCGGCGCCAGTTGCGACTCGATCCCCGGCACCACACGCCCGCTCGCGGTCGCCAGCAACCCGTCGAACTGCGCCTTCACATTGGTGTCGTTGGACAACAACTCATGTACCGGCACCTTGGCTGCCGCCTCCACCGCCTGGACGGTCTGCTGCACGTAGTAGAACGCGATGTGCTGTGCCGCATGCCGCAGTGCGGCCGGCAGGAACACGGGCGCGAGCAGCGGGTTGCTCCCCAGCACCGGCGACTTCATGAAGTCCATGAGCACATGAAGATGCGCCATGTGGTCCTGCTCGGGAAACACCGTCACCGGCTGGCCCAGCGTCATGGCCAGGCACTCGTTGACCTGGTTCAGTTCGTGCGGTTGCGGCGCGTCGGCCAGCAACGTCTCCGGGTCCGGCCACTTGACCAGCTTCAGGCCGACCAGCTCGACCTCGCGCGCCTTCCACAGCGCCGGGTTCACCATCATGCGCGACTGGATGTAGCCGAGCTGCGCAAACCGCTGCTGATCCGAATAGATCGTGGGGTCGGATACCGGCTGGATGTCGCACGGCCCCTCGTAGTCCGACCGGCGCACCATCAGTTCGCGCCCAGCGGCGTCCACCTTCAGGATCTCCGGCAGATAGAGCCGGTTCAGCCGGTGCAGCCCGATCAGCAGCCGGTTCAGTGCGGCATGCGCCCGGCCGTGGATGGCCGAAAACACCACCAGCCCTTCCTCGACGCGCGACATCTGCGTGCCGACCGGCACGTTGGTGTTGCCCTGAATCGGCGACTCGTCCAGCGACGTGCGGACGATGCCCTTCGCCGCCTCCACCACGAAGCCGAGCAGCTGGAACAGCACGGGCGACGGCGGGTTGAACGGAAACGGCATCACCGCCTGGCGGATATCCGTCGTCTCCAGCCCTACGTCGATCTCGACCAGCGTGCCAGGATCAACCGACCTGCTCTGTCCCGACGCGCCTGATCCTTTCTTGATCAGCCCGGACAGCGTGGTGTTGACGTGTGCGGAGTCCAGCAGCGCCCGCAGCGCCCCGGTGGCCGCCGCACTCAGGCCGCCGATCACCTGCGGAAAGCCGATGCTCAGCGCACCGCGCCACGGCAGGAACGGAAACTCGAAATCGTGCTCGATCGGCTCGCGCGCCTCGTCGCGATCCTCCCAGCAACGATACATCCCCAGCATCGTCTTGGTGGATTCGTCGGTGCTGATCAGATACGGACACAACTCGCCGGCCTTCTCCGGGCCGCCCTGGTCGGCCAGCAGTTCGGCCATTTCCTCCGAGACTTCCAGGTAGGTCATCGTCTCGTAGATGGTCCGGTCGCCGTCCAGGTTCTGGCCTGGGTCTTCCAGCCCCTCGATCTTGTCGTTGGCGGACTGCGACTTGCTGGGGTCAGGCTGCTGCGACGGCGGCGCCAGTTCCGTGTCCACGTACATGCCGTGATCGACGCGCTGGCGGAACTCGATGGCGGTGACGCGGTCCTCGTAGGTCTTGCGCGTGGCCGAGGCAAAATCCGCCGCAGCGAACGGAATGTGCATCTTGTCCACGCTGCGGAATTCCCAGCGCGGACGCTTCAGCCGATGGTCCATCCACTGGTGGATGAACTGCGAGCCGCCCAGCGGCACCTGGGTGAGCGTGGTTTCCATAACCGAACGCGCCTCCTTGATCTGGGTGGTGAGCTGCCAGTTCATGTGTTCGGTCTTGCGCTTGGCGCGCTCGGTCTTCTCGGTCGTCACCGCCCCCAGGATGTGCGGCTTGACCGGCCCGGACGGCGGGAAAATCTCCTTGATGATGCGGCTCTCGTAGTCGATGCACGCCTCGGTCATCATCGGATGAACGACCTTGCTCGCCCCCTCGAACGACGCCCCGCCCGGCGCGTCCTTGCCCATGCCGGTGCGCCGCAGCCCCTCGGCATACTGCTTGTCGCGCAGTTCGCGGCTCTTCTTGTCATCCTCGATGTGCCGCAACAGGTCGGTCACGATGCGGCTCTGCACCACCAGCGGCAGCGTCTCCGCCAAATTGGCGTAAAATCCAGGATTGGAGGGCGTGGACTCCTTCTCTTCGCCCGGCATGCTGACGAAAGCACCGCCGTCCTCTGTCGCCTCGATCTGCGGCTCCTCCGGGTCTGGCGCCACCGAGATATATTCGCCCACGTCCGCGCCACTGTTCAACGACGCGGGCGCACGCCGGTCAGGCGGGATCTGGTTCGGGCGGGCGGGAGCCTGAGCGGTCGGTGGGGCGGCCATGGCTGTCCATTCTGAGGTGGATCAGCCCGCGGTGCGCGCCGGCTCGGCAGTAGTGGGGTAGCATGGAAGGAGGCGGCGGGTTAGTATTTATGCCAAAATGCACGAGGGCACATCGCCCGACGGCTCTCGGTCGCCACAGGCGCCGCGGAGATTGACGCATCAGCGATCGAAATAGGGGCTGCTTCCATCTGATCGCGTTACCCCACGTAGATGTTCCAGTGGCCCGACGGGGGCTGGCGTCCATCGGCCAGCCCTATTGATTTCGTTTTTCGGTAACGGGTCGAGGAACCAAAGAATCATCCGCCCGATAGCCATCCGGACGCTTTGAAGAGGCAAAAGCATGGCGACGCTACTCCTGTTCCGCGTGCTCGGCGCCTACTCCGCCCGGCACACCACCTGCTGCCCCAGCGCCTGGCACGTCATCCGCGTCGGTCCCGGCGCCCAAACCGGCACGAACGGCTGCGGCCGCTGCTGCACCGCCTCGAACCCGGCCAGGCCGCCAAGCAGTTCGGCGCCCATGTTCGGGTCATCGGCGCAGCCAGCGAGGGCCAGCGCGGCAGCCGCCACAACAGCAATCCCAGTCCCGCGACGCCACTGTGCCGCGCCGGTCCTTGTGTCATTCATACACCCGTTCTCCTTTGTGGAAATGCACAATCCGGTCGGCCAGATACCGCCCCGGCGAGTCCGCGCCGATCAGCCCCTCGTGGTGCTCGCGCCCGGCGGTCGGATAGCGGTAGAGCCGCCCCGGTGCGCCGCCCGCGCTGCGGAACCGGACGTAAAGCGCCGCACCATCGTGGCCGACCGAATGCAGGTTGGTGCTGGTGAGGGCGGACATGGCGGGGAACGGCGTCCGTTCCACATACCAGTCGGTCATCGAAACCGCCCCGGCCACACCGCCGCCTGCACCGCCACCGCCGCCGCATACCGGATCAGGGCCATGGCACGGATGCGCTGCGCCGCCCTTTCGCTCGTCGCCCTTTCGCTCGCGGTATCGCGCGTCTGCTCGAACGACCGCGCTAGCCCGGCGTTCATCGCGACGATCTGCTCCGGCGTGCCGGTGCCGATGCGATAGACGACGTGGGTATATTCGGTCATCGGCCACCGCGGCGAGACGCGACCGCGATGGCTTCATCGCCACCCCTCAGCGCCGCCTCAATCTGCATCGGCGTCGGCGCCACCATGTTGGTGACCCACCGCCAGCCCATCCGATACATCGCCGCGGCGGAAAACTCCTTGTCGGCCAGCGTCCACATGGGCTGCCGCCCGGATTGATGCACCAAGTGCGCGGCGGCCAGATGCTTGCTGCCCACATGGACCAGAATGTGCCATCGGATCGTGACGTATCCAGGGCCGGGCATGCACTCGCCATTCTGTCCGGCAACGTCCTCCGCCGGCGGCTCCGGGTCGTCCTTGCCGCTCTTTTTCAGCCTTTTCATCCTCTCGGAGAGGTAGGCCGCGCGGTTCGTCTGGTTGAACAGCGAATCCCTGGTTTTCTTTTCCTCCGACCGCCAGTAGCGCGCCTCGCGATGCAACTGCATCAGCATGTCCGCCGCCTCGTTGTCGTCGGCCTCGCGCAGTTCCGCGATCATGACCGTGGGGTCAGTCAGGGTCGAGAAATCGCGGCGGAAATCCGCGCCGTTCCGGACGACATCCCCCGTCGCGCCGTGCGCCACAGCCGCGTCGGCCTTCACCTCAAGCCGCATAAGGATTCTCCCGCACCCGCAGCCGCTCCTGATCCCGCACCCGCACCGCCTCGTCCTGGTCCCTGGCGCGCCGCTCTTCGTAGTCGATGGTCCGCTCGTCCGGCGTCGCCTCCAGCATGCCGCGGTCGTGCAGGTAGATCAGCGCCGCCGTGGTCACGTCCACGTAGTCGTCATGCTCCGTGCTGCCAGGACCGGCGAACGCCGTCACCTGCTCCAGGAACGGCTCGCACCAGTCGCGCGGCTGGCCGCGGCGGTCGTCGCGCATGCTCTCCGGCACCCACAGCATGCCCTGCTTGACCAGCGGTGCCACCGCATGCGCGCGCTGGGTCTTGCTCTGCCGCCCTGGGTTGTACGGCCACGCCGGCACCCCGTAACTCGCCAGCGTCTGGCGCATCGGGGTGCCGGACGATTTCTCCTCGATCAACACAATATCGGCCTTGCGTCCCGGACTGCCCCACTTGACCTTGTGCTGCATCCGCGCCCGGTCGAGCAGTTCCGGGAAGCCGATCCGCTCGTCCCACGCCTCGCACAGCAGCACCGCATACCGCGACCGGATGCCGAGCCGCTTGCGCTCCGCCTCGTCGAACACCTGCGCCACGTTGAACACGCCGAACACGCCGCACGCCGTGGGATCGGTGGTCTGCTTCTTGCGGTCGTAGTTGTGCTCCGACGTGGCCGTGTCGTAGCTCTCGATCAGGAAAGAAAACTCCGGCAACTTCTTCTCTCGCGGCCACAACTTGATCCACGACCGCCGCAAGATGGTCGCCGCCCCTTCCTTGTCGATATACTCCGCATCGATCTCCTGCCGTCCCGCCTGCGTGTCGGCCAGCGCCAGCAACTGGTTGCGCAAGCTGGGCGACAGGTTGGCCAGGTTCTCGTAGGTAGTGCCGGTCACCACCCGAACCCCGGCGCGCTTCTCGAACCGGCGCAGGAACGGAATCGGGCGCGGCGTGGTGCCCATCACGGCCCGCGCCGGCGTGCCGTCGGCATACGGCAGCCGCAGCCCCAGCAACGCGTTGTTCATGGCCCACTCGAGGTTGCCGGCCGGCACGTCCCACCACGCGATCTCGTCGCACGCCAGCGCATGGCACTGCGGGCCGCGCAGCCGCTGCCCGTTCTCGGTCGCGCTGAATCCCCTGATCAGGCTGCCGTTGGCCAGCCGCAACTCGTGGTGGGTCTTGTTGTACGCCTTCTCCAGCGTGCCGCGATACAGGCACTCCGCCGGCACCAGCGAATTCAGCCCGGTGCGGCCCTCGAACGAGGTGCCACGCACGTCGGATTGCGTCGGCGCGATCACGTGGCCGATCAGTCCGGGGATGCGCCAGCACTCCCACCACAGCCATTGGTTCTCGGCCTCGGTCTTGCCCCAGCCGCGGCCGGCACGGGCCAGCAGGATCTGCCAGTCGCTGTCGGTCGGCGGAAGCTGCTTGCCGCCACGCGCGCGCGCCACCGAAAGCCAGTTGCGCCGCGCGCGAACGGCGGAAAGGACGGACAGGTCCAGGATGGGGGCGGCGGTCACATCCTCGATCCAGCGGCACGCAGCGTGTACTGATACCTAGGCGCATTTATCAGCACCGCCGCATCCGCCCGGTACGTGACACCATCGATCAGATTCACCGCGAACCGCAGGATTTCCAGGTTGCCGGCAATCTGCTCCCGCCGCCGCTCCAGACCCTCGATGCGATTGACGGTCAGCGCTTCCATGATGTTGGAATCGCCCTTGGCCACGAACCGGCCGCGCATCCGCTCTTGCGTGGCCACCATGGTAGCCAGTTGCTGGATCGCCTGGTGTCCCTCGGTCTGCCAGCCGTCCAGCGCGCGCCGCAGCCGCGCCATCACGTCGATCCGCGTCACGTCGTCCTCGGCCTTGGCCGCGTCGTCCAGCACCTTCTCCATCGCCCGCGACAGCAGATCCACCGCCTTGGACATGCGCTGGTCACGCTGCGGCTCGGCAGTCTCGCCGGTCTCGTCATAGGCGCGGCGGCGGTCAGGATCGCCCAGCACGTCGCGCGCGAGCCGCACCAATGCCCATCGGCTCGCATCGGCGCCGGTGTCCGGGTGCGCGGTCTTGGCAGCGGCGCGATAGGCGGCGCGGATCTCGGCCACCTCGGCGTCTGGCGGGATTCCGAGGATGGCGTAGAGATCGGTCATCATTCCCGACGCCGGGCAGCGCGCCAGTCGTCACGAAATGTCGCGTAGTCAGCGGCGATCAGATAACTGATATTACCCTGCCCGATCATCGTGACTTTGGTTATTCCGCCATCGTTCGGCCGCGCAGTCGCCACCTCACGCAAATCCAGTGACATCATTGACTGCCATTTCGGCACGTATCGCTTGCCATCCCACTTCATTTCCGGATCAGTCTGGTATTCGCGGATCGGGTCCGGCATCGTCGTGGTTCCCCTAATTTCGATCAGGTCATCAAGACGGAGTGCCGGTCACGTGACCGGCGGCGGATCGCCGCGAAGGGCGGCGGCTGCCGCGGCGGACTGCGGATCGGTAGCAGTCATGTGTCGAAGCCAACCGCGATAGCGCAGCGTCTCGGCCATTGCTGCGTCATACCTGTCGCAGACCGCTATCAGATCGACGGTCAGAGCGCGAATGCCAGCGCGCAGTTGCACGGTCTCGCACAGCAACTCCTCGCGCTCGATATCGTCGCCGAACAGGAGTCGCTCGCGGATCTCCGCCACATCTTCCCGGAACATCGGCGGATCGCCGCGAAGGGCGGCGGCTGCCGCGAGTGCTGCGTCATACTTGTCGCTGGCCTCTGTCAGATTGAAGTTCAGAGCGCGAACGTCGGTGCGAAACTGCGCGGCCTCGTATTGCAAATCCTGGAAAGGCGAATGGAGCGCTTCCGCTGCCGTCAAGTACGCACTCAAATCCTTGCGCTGCGCCTTCAGCGCAGCGTGCAGCTCGGCGCGGACAGGCGGATGGCCCGTCCAACCCTGACAATTGATGAGGGGGACGCCGCGAAACTGCGCGGTCCCGCCGGCATCATCCTGGACAGGCGGATGGCCAGGATGCGTTATGCCGGACACACCGCGCAGCAGCGCGTCCATGGTCTCCGGGTCGATGCGTTGCGGGGCGGATGGCGCGACCGCTTTCCCCCCACCCAGCGCCGCCACAGCGTCCCACGCGCCCGCTGCCGCGCCGCCCGTGGTCGGATCGCAGATGCTGTCGAAGTCGTTCATATCACCCCCAATGATCGTGCCAGCATTACCATAGACCGGACCCAGGCGCCGCCAAGCACCGCCAGTGCGCCTCCGACTGCGGCATACACCCACCACGGCGTCATCGGGTCTTCTGTCACGCAAGCCTCCACGAGAAGCCAAAGGGTTTAGACCAATGGGGTTACGACTCCGCGGTCAACTCCTGCGCATATTTGGCACCAGTGAATCCGAACGTGGACGCGACGGCATTGAGCGCGGTCGGCTGCTGCGGCTCCCCGAGCGAACCGTCCGGCAGCATCGGCCGAATTTCTGGGTGAATACGCAAATGATAGTGTCGGAACGATCCGTTCGGCTCCGGGCCGCTGTTCACGACTTCGACCATCCACATATCGCTGTCGTCTGGGCGTGCGCGCCGTCGCAGCGTGCCCCATTTTTCGTCGTGGTCGATTATTTCGCCGCCGGCAGCATAGCGCGCCGGGCCATAGCGATTGATCATGATGCGGCGCACCTCGGCATTGCGTTCGTCGTCAATGATTTCTTCCGTGATGCGCGTCGGCTCTTCGACAACGAACTGCGGCACCCTGACGCCGCGCCAGAACCAGTAGCCAATGCCATTCGGCCAGGAAACCGCCGGTCCTGTTTCGGAATGCAGCCGGTCGCCGGAAGTTTGGAGCGACGGCCGAGGCACCGCCAGGACCTCGTTTTCTGTTACCCAGAACAGCCATAGGCCGGCCTCGGCGGCGTCCACAAAAGGCAGCCATATTTCGATGTAGTGTTGAATTACAGGATCGAGCGGCTGTGCCGCCGACAGCGCCGCCGCCGCCAGCGACGCCAACCGCGCCACAGCCCACGTCGCCGAAATCGCCGTATCCTCCCGCGGCAACCACGCCGCCGACAGTGCCGACAGCGCCGCAGCCTCCCCCGGCGGCCACGCGGCCGACCACGCCGCCTCCCACGCCGGCGACCACGCTGCCGACTTCGCCAACAACGACGACGCCGGCCACACCGCCGAATGCGCCGCCGACCACGCCTTCGACCCCCTTGCCGACCTCGCCGCCGACCATCCTAGTTCCGCATCGTCTAGCCAGCGCACCGGGAGCCTTGGAATTCCAAGCACATCAAGGTGCCGTGCCAGCGCCCGGTCCACTTTCGAACGGTCCACTGTCGGATGCGCACGATCAATCGCGCGCATCCGCGCGACAATACCTCGCGCCTGATCGCCGATGTCGATATCCATATCCATATCAGTCGCTCACCTGGATCGGTTCGTCGGCGTCAGACCACTCGCGCTGCCGACGCACCTCGTGGCGTCCAGGCGCGATCGTGAGCGCCGCATGCTCCTGGTGCTCCATCGCTACGGGAGCGGCAACGATCAAAAACAGGCCGCCGCCGCTGCCGTCCTCGCGGAACATCGCCACGCGATCGCTCATCGCGATGCTGTGGTGATGACCGGTTGCCTCGCCACGCGCGAGGATCAGGCGGCCGGCTTCCGCTTGTGCGGCCACCGTCTGCGGAATCGTGTCGCACGGCACGACGAGAATATCCCCTTGACGAATCATTTTACGCTCCTCTTGCTGTCGTAGTTGCATCGCGGCTCCGGGGCGGCCGGGCTGGTGTCACGCCGTCCCATCCGGCCTCGATCCTGGCAGCCATCGCCACACCCGCAGCCGTCAACGTCGCCACGCACGTCCGCTTGTCGCCGGGCAGCACGCTGCGCCGGATCAGCCGCTCGGACTCCAGCACGTCCATCGCCCGCGTGATGTTGGGCTTGATCTGGCACAGATCATCCGCCAGCACCTTCACCTGCCGCGCGCGCGGGTCCGCGCGGTCATGCAGCGCCAGCAGCACCGCGAGTTGGATCAGCGACAGGCCGGGGCCGTCACGGGTCAGGGCTATGAGGGTCTTGGCGATCATCCCCAGACCCTACGCCGGCGCCGAATGTTGTGCAACCACTCGTTTGCGCGGCGCGCGCTCTCCGCCCTGGCGCGGCGGATACGGGCCGTTCGCACGCCGCAGCGCCATGTCGCGGTGGGGCGGCGCGGCCAGGTGGTAGGGGACGGGTCGGACGATGACGCGGAACCCCTGGCGGACGCATTGGGGGTAGGTTTGGGGGTAGAGCCGATCAATTTGCGGAATTCAGCGGTAATATCAATGTGTTGCCTGTTGTGAATGGCGGAGTGTCCATCCGCCATCACCACTTGTCAGGCGGCGGCGGATCATCCGGTCGCGCACCGGGTTCGGCCGCGCGCTCGGCCGTCGCCTCGATCCGCAGCGGCTCAGGGCGGGCGAAGTCGGCCAGCATGCGGTAGAGATCGGCCTGTATGCGGGCGCGGGAGGCTTCGGCGGCGGAGTCCGGGGGAGTCTCGTCGCGCGTCGGGGCAACCGGCAGGCCGTTGTAGATCGTGTGCAGCTTATAGGCGGCGTTGATCTGGTCGGCTTCCCATTTCGCGGGCGCCAGGTCGGCGCCATCAGGCGTTTTGCCGCCCAGCGCGAGCCGGAACAGGTGGTCCTCCAGCGCGGCCGTGCGCTCTCGCTTGATCTTCTCTCGCTCGCTCAAGTGGCCCCGGCCTCCTTTGCCGTCCCCGCCCGGTCTGGTGACCGGCGGCTGGCCCGCTGGCGGACCCGTGCCCGCGCCCTTCGCCGGGCCACCCCAACCGGCGCCCTTGCCTGGACCTCGACCGAGATTCGCCATGCGCTACGCTACGTTGTGCCGGCGTGCAGCATAAGCAGCCGAACTGGCCGTTTCAACCGCCGCTCGCGCGGAAAGTTTCGCCGCTGCTTGGGGCTTGGGCTTGGGGCTTGGATCATGATCCATGTCCAAAAATCAGGCGCGCTGACGGCCGCCGTCAAGCTCTTTCCGAGAATAGCGCCAGCAAATTCCCGCCCCTAAAGCGCGCAGGGCAATCTCTCGGCCGTCGCGCCGCCCAGCGTCCCCGACGCCCTGTAGCGCCCGCATTTGCCCGCGTTGGGCCAAGTGCGCGCCAAGCTCGATCAGGCGTCCGGGTTGTCCTGGTGCCGGACGGCGGCGGCGGGTAGCGGGGGCGCCAGGGCGGCGCGGACGATATCCACCACCTGCGTGGCGATCGGGCCGCGGGCGGCCAGGATCGCGTGCTCGTGTTTCGGGAGCCGCACCGCGATCTGGATGGTCGCGCTCGTGATTCGATGATTGCTCATGCGGGTCCATACCACATCACGCGGCAAGGCGGTATGCGCCACCCGCATAGGCGGTATGCGCTATCGGCACGTGACAGCGGTATGCGCTGGGGCTACATCTGTGGGCACCGGCAGAGAGGACCACCACATGACCTACATCCCAGAATCCACGATCTCGATCCGCCGCGTGCTCGCCACCGTGATCGAATACGACGTGACGACGCACGATCCAATCGGAGGCGACCAGACGCGCACCCTGCACGCAAACCGCGAGGCGACTTTCCACGGGCCGCACACCGGCAACCCGGCGCGGCAGGTGACGGGGGGCGCCAGCACACTGTGGCGTGCCGACGATCAGGCGATGCTGTTCGCATTCGCGCAGCGGTTCGGACGCCGGATTCGTTCGATTTCGGTGATCTGACGCATCCCTCCTCCTGACACCCGCCGGGGCCATCCAGCCACGGTCCACCCGCCGAACCCCGAGGAGGAACGAAGATGACCACCATCACCGGCCTGGAACACGCCCTCTATTCCGACCGCCCCACCATCGAGGCATGGGCCGCCTTCGCCGGCGGCCCCTTTGCCCGCACCCTCGCCATCCGGCGGAACTGGCTCGGCGCCCGGCGCTACAGCGTCGATGGCGGCCCGGAAATCGCCATCGACGCCCTGAGGCGCCGCATCGATCGCGACTTCGCGAGCTGGGCCTTGCACGCCGGCTGAGCGCGCACCTCAACCCGGAGCACCCACGATGACCGACACCACATGCGCCTACGCGATGACGATCGACGGCGGCCTTTACGCCCACGGTGAGACGATCCGCGCAGCCCACGCCGCATTCGAGCGGCAGATTGCCGGCGGAACCGCGGCCGTGCGGCGCCGCCTATGGGACCGCGTGCGCCTGCTCCCCCTCGACGCGGACGCCGCGAGCGAGCTGGCGGAGTGCGTGGCGGCCGACGTGATCGGGTGGGAGTGAGGGCATGCCCGTGATCTTCGTCGAGGCGTGGTTTACCGGGTCGGAATGCGGCGCCCCCGGTCCGGTTCGGGGGCTGGTGCGGGGCTTGGGCGGTGGCCGGAGGGAATTAGGAAGTTGGGAGAGATGTAGGGATTGTTGGGTTCTGTGGCCTTTGCACAGTAGGCATCCTCAATGAAAACTCGTTATCACGAGTTTTCCTTTTCTCGCGTAAGGGGGTATAAACATGGCCACATATCCCAACAATCCCAACACGTACCCCCACCACGTGCCCCCTGCGGCACAACGAGTTTTCATTGAGGGCACCTGTTACGCAAAGGCCATCGAACCCAACAACCCCACCACGTACCCCAACTGCCGCAATCGCTTGCATCCATAGGGATGTTGAGGTATCTATAAATTCCTGACGTTCGGACGTGATGCGATGACAAAACAGCAAGGCATTGAAATTCCGCCATCTAAAGGCGGCAAGATGAGAGACGACAAATCCCTGTGCGGGGAAATCCGGTCACTGGAAATCGGCGAGAGCGATTTCATCGGCGACGCGATTTGGCGTCACGGGAAAATTCGCGCGCGGTCTGTCGCCAACGCCGCGAAGGCGGTCAGGCGACAAACAGGGCGGCGATTTGTGACGCGACGGCTCGCGGAGAACGATCAGCCGGGCACCCGTATATGGCGGATAGAGTAGTATCTATGCGACCAGGGTAGTATCTATGCGACCGT